ATCAGATTTGATAATGACCGCTGAATTAAGTAACATAGCTAAAAATTGTAAAATATAGAAAATATGTATGAGAATATTTTAAGCAACATGTTAGGATGTCAGACATATTGTATATCAGACAGTCCTTCAAATAGGTACTGTTTTATTGGACCTATTGAGTGCAATGAGAAGTTAATAGAAGTGTTTAAGAAGGGGATAACAGTAAAACTCAAATACGTGGAAAAACGGGTCCTGGATGCATTTACGGACAACGGAATCGACCTGAGTAATTACACTCATTGTATTATTGTGAAGCGGAATTTTTATCTCGCTTGGTAACGGCAAAACATAAACAATATGAATAATTTTGTAATAGATACTCCAGATAATTTCTGGCAAATAAGATGGCTTGACAAGTATATGGAAGGCCACAAAGGATTCATAGCTGGTGGATGTTTTAAAAATATCCTTTCCGGAGAAAGAGTAAAAGACATTGATATTTTCTTTGAAAGTGAAAGCGATTTTCAGGAGGCTATTGATTCGTTCAATGATGAAAAACATCAGAAAGAAGGATGGAAATTTAAGTACAGAAATGAGAAGGTATGTGCGTTCCAGAAAGAGGGAGAAAAGGTATGGATAGAGTTCATAGAGTCAGAGTTTGGAAAGCCGAAAGAGATTCTTAGGAGCTTCGATTTTACTGTGACAAAAATGGCTTACTATAAGGAGCCAAAATACGAAGAAAAAGAAGATGATTATTTTCCATTCTCATCTGCAAATATAGTAGCATACGAGTACAAACTACTCTATCATGAGAAATTCTTCGAACATCTTCATATGAAGAGGCTGGTTATTGACGAAAATATCCCTTTTCCAGTAAGTACATGGGAGCGCTCATATCGGTATAAAGGATATGGTTACAATATGTGCCGGGAGACAAAGAAAAAACTTCTACAGGCTCTTAAAGGTGTAAATGTAGAGGAGGAAGATATATCTTTGTACACTACTGGAGGATGGGATTAACCTATAAAACAAAATTGCTTATGAAAACATTAGAACAACTTAAAGAATTAGCATCAAGATGTTTAGACGGTAGAGATTTTAACAGACTGGCTAAATTTATCCCATATAACATGATAAAGGATTTCGGTATGGAGCCGAACGAAGAATACAATAACGAAGAAAGGTGGAACAGTACTGTAGTTGAATTTACCAGGGAGAATGTTTTGAAACAGCTTGAAGAAGATGTAAGATTCGGTTTTGAAAAGGCATTAAATCAGAGAGGAATATCAGCCAGTTTAATGTTTGAATGTGTAATGATGTGGAACTACATCCTGGAAGAAGGCCTTGAAGACTGGGATGAGGATGATTATGCATTTTATGGACTCCCTCTATTTAAAGCTACGGCTGTAAAATATGGATGGGACAATCCGATAGGGGAAGACAGCGGGAGAGAAAGAAAATATGATTCACAATATTAAATCGGTATATTATGAGCACAAGTAAAGAATACAAGGCAGTAAGGAACTGTATATTAAATGAACTTCACCTTACCAAAGAAGATATAATAAAAAACATAGAACCATTATTGGAAAAACTCGTAAAACAGTGTATGCTTAATACATACGGAGGAAACAATCAGATAGAACATTGGATCAGATGTATGGTAGCAGATGAGCTTAAACAAAGGGATTATGGTTTTGTAGAAAGAATAAGCAAGGAAATCATAAAAGATCATGTGTTGAATGAGTTGAACATAATTGTAAGTCCCAAAAATGAAAGATGCGTATGTGAAAATAGAGTACCATCAAGAAAAGATGGTTTGTATCTAATCTACGGAAATGGACACGCTGAGCCGTTTACCGGCGATAACTCCAAAGATTGTGTACAATACATCGGGTTGAAGCACAGATACATGTCATTTGCAATCTCACTGACGGAGCATGATATCGTACAATTGCTTGACGATGATAGCCGTGAAGAATCCGGAAGTGGGACATATTACGAACGTGAATGTGATGCGCTGTTTGACATTGACGGACGCGGTAATACGGAACGCCTTGTAGCCAGAAATCCAAAATTGAGAAATCTGCTGGAAGATGGCGAGTATATACCATCTCTTGGTCAATTAAATTTAATGGCCCATTATATGGACGAACTAAACAAAGCATTCGCTTATGTTTCGGCATCTCCCCTCTCCTCGACGTGGTATTGGTCCAGCACTGAGAGCAGCCAGGCCGTCGCGTGGTACGTGGTCTTCTCCAGTGGCCTCACGGGCACCGGCAACAAGCACATCGGAGACATGGTTCGGACGGTAATTGATTTTTAAAAAGGATTACAATGATAACATCAGTAAAAATAAAAGACAATACGAAAACTCCTTTTGAATATGCTTCTGACATAGAAGCGTTTGAAAATAGTAGAGAATTTATTTTCAAGCCAGGAGTGAATGTGATTGTAGGTAAAAACGGTAGTGGAAAATCAACTTTGCTTAACATCATATCAATGTATGCGTTATGTGAGAAATCCATGTGCTCTGAAATACCGATCGAGGCACTGGATTTTCCACCTATATTTGATGATGATGACAAGGTTCTTGATGGGATTGACATATCATCCGATTATGCAGGGAAAGTATTCCGTTTATTGCCATCGGCGGAGATGAATCGAGATAGTGTATTGAAAAACATCAGCAACTTAGATTTGTATGTGAATAATATTAGAAGATCTTATGGAGAGAAAGTGGTGTTATCATTGGAATCACTTTTCAATTTAATGTTCGGTCAAAAGGATTATACGTTTCCAATACAAGATCTTGTAGAATACAAGAAAAAATCAAATGCGTTTTGGATTAAAAGGATTGATAATCTGTTGAAGTATTATAAAAGAAACCGCATAACATTAGCAGAAAGCAGTTTTGAATACACGGTTCTCATGGATGAGCCAGACAGGAATCTTGACATTGACAATATAATGCAAATTTATAATGTATTATCATTCCATAAACCACAAACACAAATTATAGCCATAATACACAATCCGGCATTGATTTACAAATTAAGCAAATTAGATTGTGTGAATTTCATAGAGATGACAGAAGGATATCTTAGTAAAACTTGTATATTTATGTCCAATTAAATATTTTCAACAATGAGCTATTTTGTATTAATGGGGAGAAGAATCCCAAAGCAGGCTATAACAGGCTTTAAGTTCCAAAATGAAACAGATAATATTTGTCCTTTCCTGTCAATCAGGATAAGAGGGAAGGAGGAAATTATACCTTTCAAAGATAAAAAGGAGATACAGTCTGTAAAAGCGCATCTGTGTTCTGTCTTCTCCGGATTTGTGAAAATAGGCGACTGGTATCTCAAGATGTCGGAAATCAAGGAATATAAACCGGTGACCGCCGAAGACATGAACCCCTACATCTTGTTTAAGACATCTAAGTTCGGAAACATAAAAGTTCGTTTCCCGAAAGATGAAGATATGGATGCAGAATTATTGGTGTTAGATCAACTTTTTGATGTAGAATGAATTATTGATCATATTTTAGAAATCATGACCTGGAAAGAATTAAAAGACAAAATATCCCTTATGACAGAAGAAGAGCAACGACAAGAAGTTGCAGTATGGGGAGAAAATATGAATCTAATGAAAGATTGTTCCTTGGAGAAAACAGACGAGGATATGTACTACAACTCTGAATGGGATTATACTTGTGAAGAGAGTGAATTGGAACCGGAAGACAAGAATGACCCTGATGTACATAAGGTATATGAAGCAGGAATGCATTATATTTATTCAAATTGATTTAAAAAAGATCTGATTATGGCAGCATTAACAACACTAAATATAACGGAAAAGAATACCAATAACAGTTTATCTGTAACTGCTAAAGTGAATGTCACCAAAGAAGGAGTGCTTACCACTACTTTATCAAAAGAAGATGTGGATAAGATTCATTCTTATGGGATCAAATTACCTGCAAACAGATTAGGCAACGAAGGATATTTTAATAGTATAGCACTTTCTGATTTGGAAAGTCAAATCAGGGAAGTTTTAAAGAGATGTTTGAGTTGTAAAATAGTAGAAGAAGTGCCTGTTATTAAGTATCAACTGGAAACGAATTGCATGTTTTCCTATGACAAAAACGGAAATATTGTCCCTAACCCCTCTAAGGAATGGACAGGAGGCGATGAAAATGGAAAATGGAGAGATGGAACTTCCCGTTTAGATGCCTTAAACACCCAACCTTTCGGTTTTAGTGTTTATGCAAAACCATTTCTAAAAAGAGTAATTGAATATGGAAATGGAGAGACAAAAGTAGAATACGGCAGGTTAAATACAGAAAAAGGAACTTATGCGCACTGGCTGAATTGTGTAACGAGCATATCATACAATAGACATAAACAGGTAATGGAAGTGGAGTGTAACGAATGTACCTCGAAATTATTCGTTGATATGATCAAGTCCATTTGTAATATAAGCGAACAAGTTAAGAGTTTTGTCAATCCAGAACAAATAAAAGCAATTGCGGAGTCAAATGAACCGATTTTGCTTTTATCTAACAACTAAAAAATCATGAGGTATGTATGTGTTTTTATCTGCTTTCTGTTATGGCTTATTTTTACATTGTTATTATCATCAACTGTCATAGGATTGGTTATAAGCGTGAGTGATGAATGGCAGGAAATGGGTGACAAAATAATAGATAA